ATCTTTTTATTCTTTCCTCATCAGAATTTTTTATATCATAATATAAACCTTCTGGATCATCTCTATAATCCCAAATTCCACCTAAATGTTCTTTACCATTTTCATCAGTTATAACTTCTAATGCTAAACCCATTGGATGTAAAAATTGTCTATTTAATTCTTGTAAAAAACCAAATTCTCTAAATTCTTTAATATTGAGTCGTTTTATCTCTTTCATATAATCTTTTTAATTTTTCTTTTCTTATTTTTTGTTTTTTAATCTTTTGTTGTTTAACAATCATTTCATAATTATCTATAGTTTGAAACCAATTAGAACCATCAAATATAAATAAATTATTATCATCCGTTGATGCAATAGTCCCAACTGGGAGAGATATATTATTTAACATTTCTTCTTTAGTCATTGTCATTATCATCAATTAATCTATTTATTTTTTGTTTTCTTAATTTTTGTTTTCTTCTTAATTCTAATTTTTTTAATTCTTCATCATTCATAAGATATTCTGCAAGATATTCAGAATAATTAATTGTTTTATCTAATGATTCTGCAAGATATTCAGAATATGATATATTATTCATTTATTAATTTATTTATTTTTTCTATTCTTAATTTTCTTCTTTCTTCATTAAGATAATTATAATTCAAAAATTTTTTTGTAAGCCAATTTATATTGATATCACCAGTTATTAATAATTCTTTAAGAAGTTCTTTTATTAATTCATTCTGTTTTTCTTTAGAATCTAATTTTTTATCTAATCTTTTCATATAATTCTTTTTATTTTGTTATTTCTCAAAATATTAATCATTTCTTTACTTGGGTTAGGATTATCTATTCTTTCAAAAAAATAATTATCATCTTCAAATTCGAATTTTTTAATAATATAATCTTGATCAATTGTCCAAGAATCCGTTTCTTCATCATACCATCGAAAATTAAAAATCTGTAATGGTGTTTCTATTTCAAAATCTTCAAATTCCATAAATGTGGCACCTGTGCCTGGTACCATTTTTAATAATTTATGAACTTTTTTTGTTCTATGATTTAACCATTTTGTTCCAATAAAATTATTCATATTAAAATTTATAAATTATTGGATTATAATAAAAATCATTTTCAAAAAAATATTTCTTACTTTTTATTTTTATTTTTTCTAAATGTAAATTTATTTTTTTATTTGTATTTTGAACAATAAGAAATGGTTTGCTATTATTTATTGTTTTAAATGGTTCTAATATATCTTCAGTTAATAAATGAAATTTCTCATCATTTAAATTAATTTCTTTTTTAATTAAACTTGTTTCAATATCCAAGTGATATTTTTTTTGTGCTATTGTAATCATTGATGTTAATATAAACAACATTAATATTATTTTTCTCATATTTTCTTTTATCTTTTTTATTCTTTTTCTCTAATCGATATTATATCACTTGATGGATAAGATGCCACCATTACTTCATTATCATCATAAAAGTGAACAAACCCTTGATTAAAATTATAACTTTTTGATTCTATTGTTTCTTGTGATTTAGTTGTCTTATCTATTAAACCATCAAATCTTTCTAATTTTACTTCATAATTTTTCATAATTTTTCTTTTTTTTTAGATTGCCACATCCACTTTGATATTTGGATGACAATTATAATTAATTAATTCAAAATCTTCATATCTAAATCCTTTTATATTTTGAACATCTTTATTTATCTTTAATTTTGGTAAATCATAAGCATCTCTTTTAAGTAATTCTTCAGTTGCTTCAAATGAATTTGCATATAAATGAGTGTCACCAATTGTTAAAATAAATTCTCTTGGAACCATATTTACTACTTGCCCAATCATCTTCAATAATATTGAATAACCAGCGATATTGTATGGTTGACCTAAAAAAACATCATTTGATCTCATGTAGAGTTGCAAATCAATATATCTTTCAGGTACATTAAAATGATCCAAAATCTTAACTTGTTTCAATGGATTTCTTTCAATTTCAGACCAACCTGACACATCATTTTTCTTCATGTAAGCAACTATTTCTTCTTCTGTATAGTTTTCCTTACAATACTCAATTCGTTCTTCCATTTCAAGTATTTCTGTATAACATTGATATAAAATGTGGCATGGTGGAAGTAAAGCATCATCAACTTCATCTGGTTTCCATGCAGTAACTAAATGTCGTCTTGAATCTGGATTTTCAATTAAATCATCAATCAATTTATTAATTTGATTCAAACCTGAAATATGTATTTTCTTATAGCCTTGACTATCTACAAGTTTCATTTGACCATTTGTTTCTTTATATTCTTGTTTGATTTCAACTAATTCATCAAATCCACCAAAATCCATCCATTGTTTTCCATACACCGCACCGAGATCACCATATTTAAGAGCAAAATCATCATCACTCATAATTTTCTTCTCAAAATCTTTTTGACTTAAAATATTTAATCTTTTTCTTTTTGGATTTCTATTAAAATCATCTAACATTCTTTTTTTATAATCTTCATATGGCCATTCTGTCCAAAAAGTAACACCATTATCCAATAAATATTTGATATTGGTGTTTCCAAATTTTTCATATTTTTCATCATAAGATTCAATAAACCAAAGCATTTCATGTATCATAGATTTAATATGGATTTTTCTTAATGTAGTTAGAGGAAAACCATCTCTTAAATCAACTCGAATTTGATGTCCGAACAAACTTTTTGTACCTATACCAGTTCTATCTGTTTTTGGTCTTTTTTTAGCTAAAATTTTTTTATATAATTCTTTTAATTGTGAATCTAATTTATTCATTAAAAATATTTTTTTATTTTTTATAGTTAAAAATAATTTTTAGTTTACAGATTTTTAATATATAAATTATGTTTAAAAGATTAACTACAAAAGAATTTATTGAAAGAGCTAAAAAAATACATGGAGATAACTATGATTATTCTTTAGTTAATTATGTTAATAAAAAAAGTGAAATAACAATAATATGTTCAACTCATGGAGCTTTTAAACAATTACCATATGTTCATTTAAGAGGTTCAAACTGTCCTAAATGTAACAATAATAATACAAAAAAAATAACATTAGATGTCTTCATTGAAAGATGTAATAAAATTCACAATAATTTTTATGATTATTCAAATATTGATAATATAAAAAATACAATAACAAAAGTAAAAATAATATGTCCAATTCATGGTGCTTTTCTACAAACACCAAAAAACCATTTTCAAGGAAAAGGATGTCCAAATTGTGTAAAAAATAAGAAATACACACATGATGATTTTTGTATAAAAGCAAATGAAACACATAATTTTAAATATATTTATCCAGAAAAATATATTAATTCACACACTAAAATAAAAATTATTTGTTCTAAACATGGTGAATTTAAACAAAGACCATATGAACATATTCAAGGATCTGGTTGTCCTATTTGTGCAAAAAATACAAGAAATAAAAAAAACACATTGACAACTGAAAAATTTATTGAAAAAGCAAGAAAAGTTCATGGTGATGAATATAAATATGTAAGTAAATATATTAATTCTTATACTCATATTGATATAGAATGTAAACTTCATGGTATTTTTTCTCAAACACCACACATACATTTAAAAGGTTCTGGATGTCCATTGTGTAAAATGACTAATCCAGAAAAACAAATTAAAAAATTTTTCATTTCAAAAAATATAACTTTTAATTATCAAAAAATATTTAAAGATTGTAGAGATATCAGATATTTACCATTTGATTTTTATCTACCAGAATATAATTTATGTGTTGAATATGATGGTGAACAACATTTCAAATCAATAAAATATTGGGGTGATGAAGATGGTTTAAAGAAAAGACAAAAACACGACCAAATAAAAACTCAATATTGTAATGACAACAACATTGAGTTATTAAGAATTCGATATGATGAAAAAATTGAAGAAAAATTAAACAATTATTTTAATTAATTTTTATTAAATTAGAAATACTAATTTTTGGATTTTTCAAATGTTCTTTAATACCATTTCCATGATTAATAATTTCTTCCATATTAATATTATTAACCATTATATAAACATTCAATTCTTTACTTGTTTTTAATTGTTCATTTATTGCTTTTGCATTTTCTTCTAATAATAAATGTTCTATTTTTTGAACTAAATCTATTCCATCATCACCAAGGTCCATAATTTGATCTTTTGTTACAGAAACACTTATTCCAAAACTTTCATATTCAGAATTATCTTCTGTTTCTAATGTCAAACCAACACCATTTTCAACTATTTTCATTTTTGGAATTTTTGCATCTATAATATTTAACTCAATATCTTCTAAATCTAACATAGTTAATAATTTAAGTGAAATTGGTAATGTTGAATATCCATCCATTAGAAAATTTATTTCTTTTTGAGAATGATGTTCAGCATATTCAGCTAAGAATTTTCTAATTTTTAATGATGTATTTTTATCATATTCTAATAATGTATCTATTATTGATTCCCATTTTTTATATACTTCGTTCATAAATAACCTTTTTCTTTTTTTATATACATAATCATAAAAAAAGTTTTATGTATTTAAAATATTGGTATTGATTTTTTATGTTTAGAAACTACAAGTGTTTTAACAACTTTTCCTTTATCATTATATTTAATGATTTCCTTATTTTCTTGTTTATCATAAACATAAAAAATTCCTATTTTTTTATCATTGGAGAAATGACCTGATGTTCTTTTTTTACCATTTCGAAAATATGAAATATATTTACCATTTTTTTTATTATCATGATATTCACAAATATTTTTTATTTGTTTATTATCATACCAAGTTGTCCAAAGTTTTTCTTTTTTTCCATCAATATATAATCCTGACATTTTTATATTTTTATTTTCAAACCAAATAGTCCAAATACCATTTTTCATATTATTTTTATAATGTCCTTTTGATTCTATTTTACCATTTTCATACCAAGTAATCCACTCATCTACTTTATTATCTTTATCAAATTTTCCAGATTCTTCTTTTTGATTATTTTCATACCAAGTTGTCCATTCTCCATGTTTTAAATCAGCTTTATAATATATTTTATTTTTTAAAACACCATTTTCATACCATTCTAAACTTTCACCTATTAATTTATCATTTTTATATAATTGTTTTGTATGTTTTTCACCACCTTCATACCAAGTTAAAAATTCTCCATCTTTTTTCCCATTTATATGATATTTTGATGCAGCTTTATTTTGATTATAATACCATGAAATAGATGAACCATTTTTTTTACCATTTTTAAAATTATCTTCATATATTAATATATCATTATCATATGATTTATATTTACCATCAATTTTACCATTTTTATATTCTATGGTTTTTGTTATATTGAAAATTTTTTCTGTACATTTTCCTGTGTATGGTGTTTCTTCACCATTCAAATAAGTTACATTTTTTCTGTGTTCTAGTTTTAAACAATCACAAGTATGATTACAAGAAGAAAAAATTAAACTAAAAAATATTAATATTAATAGAAATCTTTTCATATAACTTATATATAAATAATTATTCTAAGTTTATTTCTTTAAATCTTCTTTCGTTTATTTTTAATAATATATATGTATATGAGTAAAAAATTAACTACAGAAGAATTTATTGAGAAGGTTAGAAAAATTCATGGTGACAATTATGAATATCCAGAAAAATATATAAATTCAACAACTAAAATGAAAATAATATGTCCTTTTCATGGTGTTTTTTTTCAAACACCAAATAAACACTTACAAGGACAAAAATGTAAATATTGTTCCAAATCTTTACATATTAGGGATTATATAAATCAAGTTAATAATATACATAACAATTATTATTTATATAATAATATTAATTATATTAATACAAAAACAGATATTATTGTAACTTGTCCTAAACATGGTGATTTTATAATAAATGCTAATCATCATTTAAAAGGTTATGGATGTCCATTATGTAACAAAGGTTCATATTTAACAACTAAAACATTTATAATAAAAGCATTAGAAATATATGGTGATTCATTTTCTTATGAAAAAACAAATTATATAAATAATAAAACAAAAATGACTGTCACTTGTTCTAAACATGGTGATTTTCAAGTAACACCATATAATTTTTTTAAAGGACATACTTGCATTAAATGTCATTTTGAAAAGAAATTTGATAATGATTATTTTTTAGAAAAAGCACGATTAAAACATAATGATTTATATGATTATCCAGAAAAATATATAAATTCAATAACTAAAATAAAAATAATTTGCAAAAAACATGGTGCTTTTTATCAAAAACCAAATGATCACTTACAAGGACATGGTTGTCCAATATGCAAAAATAGTAAAGGTGAGCAAAATGTAAGAAAATTCTTATTAGAAAAAAATATTAATTTTAAACAACAAAAGAAATTTAAAGATTGTAAAGATAAGAAAGAACTACCATTTGATTTTTATTTACCTGATTATAATCTTTGTGTAGAATATGATGGAATCCAACATTTCAAGGAAAAAGATTTTTTTGGTGGAAAAAAAGGATTAAAAAAAATACAAAAACATGATAAAATAAAAAACCAACATTGCTATAAAAACAATATTGGTTTGTTAAGGATAAAATATGATGATAATGTTATAGAAAAATTAAATTTTTACTTCTCCAGTATTTTGTAAAACAATATTTTTATATAAATCAATCCTTTTCTGATTTACTATTTTCATCTCAAATCTTTTCATGAAATATTCATAATTAGCTTCACCCATTTCTTTTACTGCATTTGGATTATCTAAAAACCATTTCATTTTATCATCCCAATGATCTTTACCTTCTTCAACATATAATCCTAAACCATTTTTTTCAATATCATCAATCATATATGGTCCAGATTTACTCATAATAATTGGTAATTTATGAGCACCTGCTTCAATTAATTTTAATTGTGATTTCATTTTATTAAAATAATGTTTATCCTTTAATGGTGCTAATGCAACATCAGCCTCATTATACATAGTTCCATATAAACCAATTGGTTTTGTATGTCGTCTCTGATAAAAATTATCTAAATATTTTTCTCTATATCCAAAAGTATCATCATTATCAAAATTATCAGAATCTCTTAAAAATTCTCGATATTCAATATCATTAATATATCTTCCTCTATTTGAAAATATAGATTCAAATTTACCCCAAGCACTTCTAGATTTAGAATCCTTATTTAAACTACCATCTTGCATTTTTATTCTCAAATCAAATCCACACATTATCATTTGTGCATTTTTTATGAAATGTTTATTAAATTTTTTAAAATCTTCAGTTATTAATTTTAAATCAACTTCATGAGAAATACCACCACCCCATATAAATCTCAATCTATTACCTGGATTTGGTAATGGAGTGTGTGTCCATTGTTGCTCATTTATATTAAGAGCATTTTCTATTACTATGACATTTGGATTTATTTTCTTGATTTCTTCTGCAAATATTGGTGTTGTTGTTGTAATAACATCAACTTTCTTTAAAAGTGCTTCAATTTTTTCATCAGATTTATTTTTTTTCCAATTTTTATAATTTATGTGTGTGTGATCCAATTTCCAATTATCATCAATATCGTACACAAGTTTAATATTTAATTGTTTACATATTTGTAAAAATTGATTTTCCATTGCAGAATTTCTAAACGGAAGCATTTTATTAAACATAATAATTTGATATTTTGATAAAAAATTTATATCTAATAATGGTAAGGTTCCATCACTTAAAAGTCTTATATCTATATTTAAATCTGGATCTTCTAAACATAAATGTGGATTTAAAATACGAAAATACCCAACTCCGTCTGTATCCGAATTTAATACTAAAACATTAATCATTTGTATTTATATTATTTTTTTTTTTTAGTTTATCTATAAAATTTTCTTCAACATATTTTTCAAATTTTTCTTCAATTTCATTTGAAAGTGTATAATATTGTAGTTTTCTTTTTTTAGTTGCTTTATTCATTTTAGTTGCTTTCTTTTTTTTGATTTTTAATAATTTATATATAAGTAAAACAAAGGTCAAAAATATGATTTTAGATAAAAAAATTATAAAAAAAGTAAATAATTATGTTTTATGGAGATATAAAGATAAATATAATTGTAATGCAGGTGATATAATAGAAATTCCTATTTCAGAGTTATCTGTATCATCACACGAAAAAATCAGAGTTAAATGTGATAATTGTGGTAAGGAATATACATTAAAATTTCAAACATATATAAGAAACACACAAAATGAAAAATATAATTTATATTGTTCAAATAAAGAATGTATAAATATAAAAAGAAAATTAATAATAAATGAAAAATATGGAGTTGATAACATTTTTCAATTAGAAAAAGTTAAGAAAAAAATAATGAAAACAAATAATGAAAAATATGGAGTTGATAATCCACAACAGAATAAAGAAATAAAAGAAAAAACAGAAAAAACTAATTTAGAAAAATATGGTTTTAAAAATGTTTTTCAAAATGAAAAAATAAAACAAAAAATAAAACAAACTAATTTAGAACGTTATGGTGTTGAATTTACTCAACAAAGTAATATATTAAGATTAAAAACTCAAAAGACAAATATAGAAAATTATGGTTTTTCACATCCAATGCAAAACAAAGAATACTTTGAAAAAATATCAAAAGCAAATTATCATATAAATCAATATAAAGACACAGAATTATATTATCAAGGGTTATATGAAAAAGATTTTCTTGATAATTATTATGATAAGATAACAATAGAGAATGGTATTAGTATAAAATATAATTATAAAAATAAGGGAAAAATTTATCATTCTGATTTTTATTTACCTGAATATAAGATAGTTGTTGAGATTAAATCGAGTTGGTGGTTTAAACAACATAAAGAAAAATGTTTAGCAAAAGAACATGAAACAAAAAAGAATCATAATTATATTATGATTCTTGATAAAAATTATGACGAATTAAATATAAAAATTATGACGAATTAAATAAAAAATTTAATTTTTTTCATCATCAATAAAATCAAAATATGATATTATTAATGATGGATTTGTCATAACTTCTATAAATAAATCTATATTATCTTCAAAGATTTTATGAATGAAAATAAAAGGAAATAATATACTTGAAAATAAATAAATATAAATTTTTCTCAGAAAGAATAATAATTTCATAAGATTTAAACCATTCTTTTTTAAAATATCATTATTTTAAAATAATGATTGCTTGAACATCATTATAATTTATTTTTTTAATTTGTACTAAAAGATTTTTTCGAAATAAATCTTTTATATCTTTAGGAATTCCATATAATTTTCCAGAATATATTACTCTTTCTGTAATTTCTGAATCATCTTTATGGTCATTTAAAAATTGTTTCATTTCAAACTCTTGTTCAAAACATTCTATTTCAAACTTTTCAATTTCTATTTTCATATTATTTTATTTTTTTATTTTTCTATTTCATCTGTTAATCTTTGAAATTTCTCACTTCTTAACATAGTTTTTTGATAATTATTTAAAAAATGAGATTTATTATTATCTAAAAACTCTTTTATATGTTTTTTACATGTTTGAACTGTACTCCATTCACCAATTAACGTTTCTTTTTCAGGATTACTTATAATTTCATAAGCACCATATTTAATTGATTTTATTACAGTGATAATTTTCTCACCATTCCAAGCAGTATACCTTTTTTCTTTCAATTCATAATCTATAATTTTAATATAAAAAACTTTATCCTTATTTACTTTACCAGAAATCACAATTTTATTTAATTTTGGTTTATTATAATCAGAAAAACTTTGACCTTTATTAAAAGTATTATATACATACCAATTAATATCAAGATTTAAAACACCTTGAGTTGTTGAAGATTCAATATACATTCTATTTATATCATTAAGATTTACATGAAATGTAATATTTCTCTTTGGTTTTTTATTATTCAACTTTGTTATTTGTATATAAACTTTTAATATTTTTTTTCTGCGAATATGAATATCCATGATTTTAATTGTAGTTTCTTTAGGTATTCTAATCTCACCATTAAAATCACGAATTCCAATTTCTTGAAGCAATTCTAAA